AGAATGACAAGCAGCTAAAATGTGATCATTCATTAACATATAGCAATCCAGTAGATTCATTTGTAATACCAGCTATGTTGAATTCAATGGATGTAGGAGATCCTATCAGATGTATAAGTGAGACTAGTTCCTTACTGAAAGGCACATTTGCTTGTTGGATATACAATAAACATTACAATAAATTCTACCTTATACGCAGCGGTAGCACGTTGTATCACGACCCTGAGAGAGCAGCAATATCATCAGTAAGTATATCCAGTGTTGCCGAAACTATTGATGAGGGTATAATATATGAAATGTCAGTAGATGAAGGTATATACCCGGTTGGTAAATTTACAACCAACAGTCCATTTTTAATTTTATGAAAACATTAATAGTATCAGCCTCCCGTAGTAACGTTTCTAGTCTTAAAAATACGAGATTAGTTGAGTCCTTAAATAGCTTCCCTCCTGGAGACTTCGAGCTAGCCATGACCAGCAGCAATCGAGAAGGTTTACCCAAACTGTACAATTCATATATAACCCCAGATATAGTATCTGAGTTCGACTGCCTATTGTTCGTCCATGATGATGTGTTTATAGACGATTTAAAATGCTTCGCTAAGATTGAAGAGCAGTTTAAGAATAATATAGATGTTGTAGGTTTAGCCGGAGCTACCACAGCTAAGCTGCAACTCCCGGCATTGTGGCATTTGATGTCAGAGCAGAAGAACTGGACCGGAGCAGTTGCCCATCCTCATGATGATAAAACCATCCGTGTAACCTCCTTCGGCCCGGTACCGCAACGTTGTTTAATAATGGATGGTCTGTTCTTAGCATGCAAACCAAACAGCCTGATGCATAAATCAGTCCGGTTTGATGAAGGCTTCGATTTTCATCATTATGATATAGACTTCTGCTTAACATGTAATGCCTCCGGCTTAAAAATGAGCACATGCAATATAAACGTTATACACCAGTCTCCAGGGTTACTGGACTCTAACAGTGAAACCTACAGACGATCAGAAAGAAAATTTGCAGACAAGTATGTCAAAAATTGATTTAGAGTACTATGAGAAGGTTATAGTCTACAAGATATTAACTGATGATAATTACCTTGCTTCAGTAATAGATTTTATTGATAGCAAATATTTTGCAGACACTAATATAAGCTCTGTTGTCAGTATCATCCAGGAGTTTTATGATAAACACTCTCACGCACCCACCTTAACAGAGATAAAAAGTTATCTAGTAACAGATGATCTAAAATCAAAATATAAAGTTGTTGTCGGTTATTTGCAGGACGCAATTGAGCCCGGGCTAAATCACGATGAGCTTGTTGAAAATACAGAGAGATTCTTTCGCGAAAAAGCCGTGTATAACACATTGATGGAGGTCGCGGAGAAGTGCAATGGAGATGGTGATGTGGATACTTCTAACATACTGGATCAATTTGAAAAAGCATGCGGAATTTCACTAAAGACAGACCTAGGTTTTGATATACTAAATCAAATAGACAAGCATATAGAGGAATTAAATGAACGAGACAAGACTATACCTACAGCCTGGAATTGGTTAGATGAGAAATTAGATGGAGGTTTACTAGAGGACGGTCGAGCACTATATGTGTTTGCTGGTGAGACTAATATTGGTAAATCTATTGTACTGGGTAACGTCGCCGTCAATATAGCAAAACAGAATAAAGTAGTGCTGTTAGTATCCTTGGAGATGTCAGAAAAGATGTACACCAAACGTTTAACCTCAAGTATATCATCTATACCTATAAACAACTTATCCAGCCGTACTGACGAGCTGAGAACCCAGCTTTTAGATTTCAAACAACAACATCACCGAAGCCGGCTGCTTGTCAAGGAGTTTCCTCCTAATACGATTACAGTACCTCACCTTAAAAATTTTATACAAAAGATAGTTAACACCGGAGTTACACCTGATTGTATAGTTATAGATTACGTCAATCTACTACATGATCGAACTGGAAATAACTCTTATGAGAGAATCAAACATGCAACAGAGAAACTGAGAGCTCTATCATATGTATTTTCATGCCCTATAGTTACTGCTACCCAATTGAACAGACAAGGTTATAATGAATCAAACCCTAGCCTTGACACTGTGAGTGAAAGTATCGGTTTAGCCGCTACAGCAGACGCTATTTTTAGCTTGTGGCAAGAAGAAGAGGATGCTGAACTAGGAATTATCCGCATGGGATTGATGAAAAATCGATTCGGTCCCAACTTCGGCTCAACCGCCATGCAAGTAAATTATTCAACACTGACAATAACAGAAGATGAGACATTAAATGTTGGTGACGATTCAATACATGAGGTTGATGCAGAATCCATGATGAATTTGCTATCATAGAATATGTAATTAAATATATTGTAAGTAATGACAAGCAGTAAACAATACATATTTACCGACTGTGATCTAGATGGCGCCGGATCATACTTAACATATCAATGGGCCTCCGGAGTAAAAGATATACCATACACTGTATGTAGAGTTAATGACCTGTTGACTAGAATTAAAACTTTTCTGCAAACTAAAAAGATAGAAGATTATGACCGGGTATTGTTTTTTGATCTAGATACGTCAACTGAAGAGATAAGAGATTTAATTGACAAACCAAATGTCATTATAGTTGATCATCACATATCAAACGATACAAGCAAAGTGAAGTATGAACATGCTAGAATGATAGTTAAAGACTCAACAAGCACCTGCCGATTGATATACACGGAGTTAAACGAAGCAACCTTCACGACAGAGCAGAAATTATTTGTTGCTTTGGTTAATGATTATGATTCATATCAGTTAAAAGTGCCTATAAGTAAGGAGTTGAATACTGTGTTCTGGAGCTATCAAGGCGACCGGGTACAGAAATTAGCAAGAGACTTTCCTTTAGGTTTCGCTGGATTCAATAGCTTCCATGACAACATCATAACAATCAAGCGTAAAGAATTAACCAACCTGTTGGCGTCACTAGAGATATATACTGGTAATGTAAAAACAAAGAAGCATGAATTTAAAGTAGCTTCAGCTGTTGCAACAAGCTTTATTAATGATGTGGCGGACTACATAGCGGAAAAGACCGGTGCGTCTGTCGCGATGGTTGTAAATACTAAATCTAATAAAGTAAGCTTTCGTCGACGAGTAGATACAGACGAGGTGAGCATGGTAAAACTAGCAGAGATGTTAACAGAAGAGAGTGGTGGGCATGAAGCGGCCTCCGGAGGCATGCTATGTGACAAGTTCATGATTTTTACGAAAACACTAACTCCATTTACCAGCTAATGTCTATAACAGATGTAATTGAAGCGACTGATCCGGTGCATCAAGTGTCTAGTGAAGAACTAGACAAAGCATATTTAATAATGTGCTCTTATATTTGTATACTACACAATAAGAAGATGAATCTCCCGAATATATTTTTACTAATGCTAAAAGATGAAAGAATTATGAAAGTGTTCAAACATTTATCTGACTTTGATAGCGACTATGATTGCTTACGATACTTTCTCAATCGTGATCCTTCACTCCATAAATCTAAATATATAAAAAAATACATCACTGAACGAGATGAACAAGTTTGAACAATCGGTATACAACACGTGGCTATCTACCAACCGGCAACAAAAAAACATGCCATATAAACTCCGAAAAGATTTTAGCAAACTAGATGAGGAGACTAAAAACTACATAAAAAAAATATCAACCAAACTATTGAGACTAAAAATACCAATGAGTGAGTTTTTTGTTGCCCCCTTTAAGTTTTGGGACGATACTAATTATATGCCGTTGCAATTCTACACAAGTCAAAAAGCGTTAATTGCATGGAAAAAAACATTTGCAAACCATTAAACCTAATATATAATAAAAGAATAAAATAATATGAGTAATACATACACACAGACCATGTTCGACAGTATTAAGTCGGCACTAACCAATGCATCACAAGGCTCGACAAACGTGAGAGCAGATATTTTAAGGTTCACGCCAGATAATCAATATGATATAAGACTACTACCTAACGTCGAAAATCCTGGTGAGACATTCTTTCACTATTATAATCAGTCCTGGACATCGTTTTCTACCGGTCAATATGTAAGCGCACTATCACCTCAAACTTTTGGTGACAAATGTCCATTAGCTACAGCTAAGTTTAAATTAAAGAACACCGGTACTGAGGAAGAGAAGCAAAAAGCAGATACGATCCGCCGTTCAGAGCAATGGTTAGTTAACGTGTATGTTATTAATGATCCAACTTCTCCAGAAAATAATGGAACAGTCAAGATCATGAGATTCGGTAAGCAGCTACATAAAATAATTATGGATAGCATTCAAGATGAGGATGAAGCTTCTGTTGGTTTTAGAGCGTTTGATCTGACATCCAATGGTTGTTCCTTCCGTGTAAAGGTAGACAGACAGGGTGATTTTCCATCATATGTAACCTCTAAATTCTTACTCCCAGCTGCAATACCTAATGTTGAGGAAGGTCAGTTTGACGACATACTTAAGCAGGTTTTTAACCTTAAGGAAGTCTTCACACTCAAGAGTGACGAAGAACTAGAGAAGATGTTGTCTGAACACTTTTATTGCGGGACATCCAGCTCGAGTGAATCAAAACCTGATGCCGCTTTAGAAGAAGAAGTCCCGATGGATTTTCCAAAATCTAATACTACCGCTCCTACTAATACTGCACCACCATCATCAGAAGAAAATAATGATGAAGTGATGGAAAAGCTCCTAGCTGGATTAGATGACTGATTCAGCACAACCAGGTCTTGGTATGGATGAGCTTTTAGCTCGCCATGAAGGCTCCGGTGCACAACCAGAAGATATTGTTGATGTAGCTAAGCTCTTCAACCAAGTCGGTTCATCTTTAAGTAGTATAGATAAACAGAACGTAGATGGTTCCCCTAAAGCGATGAAATTGGATAAAAACTCAGTATTAGAGCTTCAATCCGGTCGAAAACATGCTCCAGTCCCACCGTCTCCGCCTCCTGTTCCACCGGTAGCTCCAGTATTACCGGTAATGCCGCATCAACCAGTCCACCATTCAGCTAATAATATAACTGAGCCTACCGTAACTGTAGATCATAAAACATACGAGCAACATGTAAAGAAATTAAGCACAGTCACGCGCAAGTTGAACAAGATTGAAAAAGAACTAGTAAATATTCGCACCATAAACAAAACGAATATATCACCTAGTAAATATAAGGTTACAACTAGCGATGGTGTTGAACTCGTCGGAACAGATCCTGCACTACTGTTGAGTGTCATTTCCTCGCAGCTTGATAAAAAAGCAAAAGAAATTATAATAACTAAATGTTAATTAATATACAAGATCGGGTAGAGTTAATCTCAAGATTTCTAACACCGGTTGTTAAAATGTCAGATAGTGCTAGAATAAGCGTACAATCAGACCGTATAACAGCATTAGTCGCATCACCAGATAACTCGTTAATATTGTTCGCTAAAAGTGATCAAGATAATAGTCAGATAGATGCACCTATCAACCTAAACATACCAAATGTAACCAGACTGGTAAATTTACTCTCGTGTCTAAATGATGTGTCAGTGTCTATGGAATATGCTGATAATCAAATTGTATGTCAATCTGGAGATTTAAAATTTAAATATCACCTACTAGATGATGATATTATAAAGATACCAGGTGTTGATATAGACAAGATTAAAGCTCTAGATATCAATACAAGTTTCTTCATGACAAAAGACACTCTAACTCAGCTGATAAAAGCTAGTTCCTTCACTACAGATACAGATAAATTATATATAAGTAGTAAGGAATCGACAGTTATTGGAGAGCTAACAGATAGACAACAAGCAAATGTAGATAGTTTCTCTAGACCGATATCTATGAGCTATACTGGAGATTCAATCGCGAAACCTATCGCTATCAACTTTGAACTATTTAGAATGATCGGCGCCTTACGTTTACATAGAGATTGTAAGATAATTGTCCGCATTAATGCATCAAATGGAGTCGTGATATTTGATATTGTGTGTGACGGCAATAAATTAAAGTATATAACATCAGCATATGCAGAATAGAAAAGTAAAAAATAAAGTATCTACACTCGGGTATTTTGTCAAGCGTTTGAAAGATTCCGGTTATGTAGTCTGGAAAATGTTTAACAAATATTCAATTGAAGATAATCGAAAGTGGACAGTGCTAATCAACCCAGGTACTGAGTCAGTGATGATGACATGTCGAGTAAATGTAGAGGACACTGGATCATCACCACACTTTGACGTGTATGATGCAAGACAGTCAACATTTAAAAATGTAACCCTCGCTACTGATTCAATTGAAGTAATTGTTAATCATTTAATTAAAAGCGGAGTTACCCCAGATAGTGATCAATATAAGACATAGTATGACACGAAGGAAGAAAACAACTGATACTCCCTCCTTATCTACCACATCTAGTAAGAAGCATACAGGTAAGAAGAAGTCTGTCCCGCTAAATAAAAAAACACTTAAAGAAGAAATTACCTCGGATGAGAATTACGTTCTGAAAAATATGATCAAACAGCAATTAGGTGATTATATTCGTAAGAACAAGATTAAAGACGATACTGCTGCGCTACTTAGTAACATGTTACAAGAATACCTGTCAAGCTGTATACTGTTAGGTTACGATTTTAGTGGCCAACCTGTTAATATAATATCAGTTAACAATCAACAAGATGCAGATGCTTTAGGTACGCAGTTGCAGAGGTTTATAACCAACTCACAGGGCTACGGTCCTCCCCCAGGAGCTCCTCCTGAACCACCTATAATGTAAGTATGAGTATTGAGCATGGAAGCATGTATGCTGTTAATGCTGGTGATTATGGAGGGACGTATTTTGTTGTATGCAACGACACATCAACTCACATAGATTGTGTGCAGTTACCTGAGAAAAGTATAGTGAGCGTACCAGTTGAGGATTTTAAGAGTGGTATAGATAAGAAGATAGTTAAGCATGTTGCCCGTTTACCGGATGGAGTATATGCTTATTGTAAAGACATATATGAAAACAGTAATATTTGATGGAAGCAATCTACTTCACCGCTCATACTGGGTCAACTCAGTCAGACCTACGGTCGCAACGGAGTATCTATTTTTAAACAGCATACGCAAGTGTATCTCCAAGTATCAATCAGAAGATATAGTATGCATGTGGGACAATCGAAACACGAGGGATATAAAGAATTTCCGACAGGTCCTAACCGAGCATAATTACAAAGCGACAAGAGATAAAAAGAAGACTAGAAAAGTTTATGAGAGGTGTGAGCTCATACAAGAATTGTCTCAATTACTAGGTGTTGTACATCTACACCCAGACATGTTAGAAGCTGACGATTATATGAACTGGTTGAGTAAAGAACTAGATGACACAGTGTTAATAACATCAGATAGCGACATGATACAGTGTGTATCTGATAAGTGTGTTGTTTATAATCCAATTAAAGATGTTGAAATCAATGTATCTAACTTTAAAGACATAACAAACACCTCAACGCCAGATGAGTTCGTGACATACAAAGCATTAGTGGGTGATAAGTCTGATAATATACCTGGGGTACCTGGTATAGGAGATAAGAGAGCCCGACAGATAATCACCTCCGGTACTATCGATAACCTATCAGCAGAGCATAAAATTATATTGGAGAAGAATATTAAGCTGATAGACTTGTCCGTCGGTGTGACAATGCACGAGAACGAGATACCGTGGTATCGTAAATTATATCATCAGCAGATGTCAAAAAGGAAACTAAGTAAATCAAAGTTTAAAAACAGATGTGTTGAGTTGAGATTGAACAATGTGTTGAGAAATTATAGCGATTGGATTGGAGTGTTTGATAAGACTAACACAATAGAGAATGTTGTTGAGAAACTTATACGACTGAATACATGATGATGACAGAGCTATCATCGCAGTTCTACATACAGCAATTCTATCAATATGCTGGCTGGCCTAAATATAACAAACATAATAATACGTACAATGCATGCTGTCCAATATGTAGAGAAGGAGGTAGTTGGGGTAAAAAGAAGAGACTGTACTACCTAGTCGACAAGGGAGTAGTTTGTTGTCATAACTGCGGATGGTACGGTAACGCTCTAAAGTGGATCATTGAAGCCTCTGGAAAGACATACGATGAGTTGATGGAGGATGCTGATTCTATAGACATAACAGAGATATCAACACATAAGGTGGTTGAGAAGACTGTAGCAGCAGAACTACCACTAGATTCTGTAGACATATTAAACCGGAGACAGATATTATATTACGCTAAGCAGCCCGCATACAAGGATGTGATGGAGCGAGCCATGCAATTAATTGTTAATCGGCGAATACATACAGCAGTGAATGTCCCGAGAAGCTTGTATATAAGTGTAACAGATCCTGTACACAAGAATAGAATATGCATACCTTTTTATGATAATGGTAAGGTTGTACACTATCAAACAAGAGGTATATTTTCAGTTGATCTAAACAATCGACCTAAATATTTATCAAGAATTGGTAGTGAGAAAACACTATTTAATATTGATCAAATTAACACTGACATAGACACGATATATATAACCGAAGGTCCAATTGATGCAATGTTTATACGTAACTGTGTAGCGGTCGCTGGTATACAGGAATCAAGCGTAACATCATACACCACTCGGCAATCCAATCAACTAAAGATATACCCTCTCCATTCGCGAGTTTGGTGCTTAGATTCTCAACAGTTAGACCGCGCTAGCTATATAAAGACAGGTAAATTACTTGAAGCTGGAGAGCGGGTTATGATTTGGCCGGATGATGTTGGTAAGAAGTATAAAGATTTTAATGATATGTGTGTGGATCAAAAAATAGATGAGATACCGCTAGAGTGGATTGATGAGAACACCTACACGAGCATGCGTGGTAAAGTCCGGCTTTCTACTATAAAACCTATATACCGTTAGTCGGCTGACTGTTAGCCGCCGCTTCTCTTGCTTTCCGGTCCGCACCAAGTAGATACTGCTTTAGTGATTCACTAAGAGATGATAGATCCTGAGCGACTCTAGATATTTTCTTAGACTCACTACGTTGTACATCAGACATAATACTACTACAATCCGCGCGATTGAGCTCATAGTTAATTGAATCCGGACTCAAGCCATTCAAGTATTCAATAAACTCTTCAATCTTTCCAATCCAATCCGTTAATTTGTTAGTAACATGACTAGTCTCGCCCGCCGCGGCTTCCACTTCAGGATTAGGCTCTACATCGTTGAAACTTCCTGGTGGTACTGTACCATCCAGCCCAGCTTCCATCGCTGCATCGTCACCTGCAGGAGATGGTAACCTCATCTCCTCTTCCGTTAAAAATTTACTAAATTGTGATTTAAATATACTCATTATACATTTCCTAATTGTTTTAAGTCGTTAAGTTTACCATTCGGTTTTCCAATACCACCAACAGTTGTAAAGATGTTTAATCCTTGCTTGTTACCTCGATATATTCCGCGATGCACAGTGCTGTTAGGTTGAAGTAATCTAATGAATTGCTCAAACGCATAGTCCAAATACTGCTGAGGTATGTCATTTAGAACTTCCTGAGTACCGATGATACACGCGGCCGCCTTGTCTCCTGTACTGAGATCAACACCACCAGCGAGAATATTCCGCTTTAAGTTATCTCGTACAGCATAACTGATATCAGTTTCATCTTTCCATTGAGCTATATTGGTAGCTCCTAGAACCATTAAACCGGAATCTAGGACTGTGCTGTAATCTGCTGCATCAAAAGACGAGTAATGACTCTGTTGACTGACAATTGTATTAAAGAGGTGAAACAACGAACATGTTGATAAGTTCGCCGTTTGCCAAAACCTATCAACTGCCAAGTTAGGATAAACATCTCCAATTTTTTCGTTATCAATCAGAATCAACGGCGACAACATACCGCTATCAACCAACTCCCACGCTGCTTTTAAGGTGTTGTACGCGTTTTCATTGACCTTCGCGCCCTCGCTTCGTTTAGGAAGAGCCAGTATCCCACCGACTTTACCTGAGGATGAACCTAGAGTTTTTTGTAACTCATATGCTGTCTTCACTAGACCTTCAAATGAACCTGCTCCAGTTCCTCCACCAGCACCAGCTGCAACGATAATCCGATCAACATCCTCACCAAAACTTTTTTTCATGAAATCCAGCACATCCTCTCTCTTCTCATCATATATACGAGCCCCAACCTTAGGATTTTTACCGGCTCCACCACCACCGATATTTAACTTTCGAGGTATGTCAACAGTGTCTAAATCTTGCTGCGCTGTATTAATAACGCATGTCCTACCATAACCTATCTTACTAAACGTCTCCACAATCCGCGAACCTCCTTGCCCAGCTCCGACAAACGCGAACTTGTAACCTGCGGTAAATTTATCTTTTATCTCAACTTTTTTCTTGGCAGTAGGCGGAATTAAAACATCAATATCTGCATCATAATCTCCGTAAATATTATCCATGTCGATACCCTGATCAACACTGTCTTGCTGTATGTTATCTGGACTATTACCAAATACTCCACCTTCACCACTTACATTTTGTGTATTACTCATGAAAATATTTATTCAATCCCATAAGTATTTATAGATGTCAAAGCAGAAAAAATATAAATTCGACCTTCTCGCTGAAGATGCAACCATGGCCAGCAATAACTTTATGGGTTCTCAAACCGGTCAAGGTAGCGGTGTGACTCGACCTAAGAAGATGTCTATAATGGATCTGCTTAAGAGTCAGGATGATATAAAGGAAAGACAGAGGCAAGCTCCTGGCCAGTTACCATATCCGGTGTCAACTAGTGTGTTGGATAAATTTGCTGAAGCCTATCATGCTATAAATGATATTAAAAGTATAATTAAACAAACTGCACAAAATCCGATAATCAGTACGGATGATGATAACAAAAAGGCTGTTGCTAAAATGTTTGATAAATGCAATAAGATACAACAAGCAATTGAATCTTGTGGTGAGGATCTAGACGAGTTATCCTAATTACTTGGTTGCGATTTGCACTCACCAGATTAAATAAACATGTGAGTGTTTTAATTAAACCGTTGTTGATAACCATGGGTGTATCTACATTCATTGGTGTTACATCGTGGTATATGTTTAATTACGATTTAATTAAAACGATCGTGGTAGTAACACTGTCACAATTCATCTTCTTCGCGATATACAATAATATTAAAAGATTTATCGCTGAGAGATCTGCTGATCGAGAACTTACATTGAGAATTACAGAATTTAACAAACAATCTATAGACGCTCCTTGTGCACATTGTAATGTGATGAACCGGGTACCTATACGGATGGACATTGATAATAATTTTATATGCGAGAATTGCGGTAAACCTAGTGCAGTGTATATGTCGGTAACGACTGCACAAAAGACGCAAATGATAGACACGTCGCGACTCAACGTTAGTTCATACATAGCAGAGAAAATTACAAGTGATATTAAAGGAGAATAAAAATAACCAGACACCACCTGCAGCGTCTCCACCGGCTGGTGAAGACCTATCAACTATAATAGAGACATTCAATCGATATTACGCTAATCAAGACCCTGTTAATAACGACCACTATAAACATGGTAAGATGGTTGATAAAGAAGTAACATCTAATCACGTCGAGATATTAAAGACATTAATTTACATGCTAATTGATGATATAAAATCAGAACTCCCAGAACAATCGATGCAAGTCGAGAAAATAAGCAAAAGTGTTATCAGCTGTATTGAAATACTTCCAGAGACATCAAAAAACGTTACATTGAACCGGCGAATCGCCGCAAAGCTGGTAGGATATACTCTAGAGTTGCACAAATTACATATATAACATACAATTAATATATGTTAACCGATAATGATATACAGGGAAAAGTTGTCTGTAATGAAGCAACTAAAAAAATAAACGTTAAGATTAATGAAGGTACGGGAGAGACTATGTCGTTGTACGAGTTTACCAGATGGAATTGCCTGCTTGAAGCTGTAGACATCATTGATCAAAAAGCCAAAGAGGTAAATTTCGGTAATAATTGGGTCAAACCTATAGCTATACAAAAATATATTGACGAGAGAACACAGTCAATGTTACATGAGATCGCGACGGATAAGAATATTAAGGAAGCTTTCGTCCCAGCAAAGAAATAATAATATGCATTATATAATAGGTACAACATTTGACGTACACACACCTATCAGAGGTACAGCTGACCGGTCAGCTCTAGAAAAAAACCGATATGCTAAACAATTTCCAGAACCAGGGGCATATGAAATATATTACATTCGTCGAACGAAAGATAATCTTGTTGAATATACATTCTATAACACCACCACCGGTAACAGACACAAAAAAGAGTTTAACTCAACTGGTGAAGCTGATCGAATAATTAGCGTGTTAACTGGGGAGAAGTTACCAAACTACTCACAGAACTACGAGGAGATGTCCGATTAGTAATTACCGTACACGTGGTCTTGATCTAAGAATACTCGATAATCATAAATCGGCGCAGACACATCATCAACATCACCTGTGTATGATTTCACTATCACAGGTTCGGATGTACCACCCTCAAGTATACCTTCAAGTAAATCATCATTGATCTGTCCAGGCGGTTGCTCTCTAGGCACATTAGGTTCGTAGCTGTAATCATGACGTTTAGCAGTCATTAACCACAAATAGTGTCCTTGTAGCTGATTGATTTGACTCACATCCTGATCGACTCTCTGTGTAATTTCAAAAATCTTCCCGGTACGTCCACCTGGTCTAGATCTACCGTACTCCTCTAATTCAAATATATCACCGGATTTCGGTTCCGCTCCAACACCAAACACTTTCTCGTAACTAGGTATACTAATCATTGCTGTAATCTCGTCATCTGACATTAAACCAAATTGAGACAATGTTATAGCGTTTTCATTCAATGTCATTACAACTATGACCTTTACTGGGTTACTGAAAATTAAATTAGGTTGTTCTCCGTATATAAAATCTTGACCTGTTAGACTGTGATTGTTAGTGTAGTAGTTGACCTGCACACCATAATGGTTTATCTGTTCCTCCCACCATCTAGCATAATTACCTCTCTCATGAGGGTTTATATCTTTGTTGAGATATCTTATAGGTGTTTCCGTAAATGGAAACGGGTTTTCGGAATCAATATCTTTCACCTTTAACGAGTTTGTATTTGTTAAGCCTGTTATCAAACGTTATAGTGATACCAGTTGTACCACATTCCCTAGGTTCATCTGCCGTTAGATTCTTAATGTTATACAACTCACATATTTTATTGACATCATTATCGTTAATAATAATCTTGCCATGCGGTTTCTCCCTCAACTGCTCAACCTTAGGGTGAGTTGTGTTATCTATTTCAAGATATTTCGGAATCGCTCTAGCCGTCTTAGCTCCCATGGTAGGTGAAAACCGGTCTCCTTGATGTCGATGCTTGACCTTATCCTCACCTGGAGCACCACGAGCTCGACCCAAACCTAGATCCTCCAGCAACAGTGTGTGTATAATCTTTCTAAACACATTCTCCATATCAATATTTATTGTAACCAAAAAAAAGGCCGCGTAATGCGGCCTTTTTTTAGTTAGAAGATAGGGAGTTATTTGATAAATTCTCCAGGATTGGTACCAGGTGACGAGACTTTGTTTGATCCCATGCTGGCATTATTTCCAGATTTTAAATTTGTATCTGCTAGAGGTTTCGGATCCGCGACAACGTCTGGAATCTTACCAGATGTAGCTTTGCTACCTTTTCCACTGTAACCGGATGCTTTGACTTTGTTTTGTTTGTTAGAATTGTTACCAGATTTTAAGTTCGAATCTCCTAAAGGTTTAGGGTCTGCAACAACTTCAATAGAGTCCTCAAATGGTGAACTACCTTCTCCACCGAAAGGATCATCATCTTGGTCACTGTCGAGGTCTTCTAGTTCAGAGTCATCACTCACGTCTAGTAGATCACCAAGTGCCTGATGCAGCTTTTCAGCAACGTCCTTGTCTAGTTCAATTGAAATAGTATCTCCACCATCATCAAGTCCTAGGTCATCACCTGTCTCAACTTCATCACCACCGAATGGATTCTCATCCATTGAAGGCAGGTCTTCGCTTTCCATTAATGTATTGTAGAGTTTGTCAAAAATATTTTCGTCTTGTTTGTTCATAGCAGTTATTGAAGTATTTATATTCTCTTTTGCTAACTTCTCTGTTTTTTTCGTATTTTTTATATCAACATCATCTTCTTTTTCCATCTCCGGTACATTGCTCTCGAAATTTTCCGCAGCATCCGGACCATTATCTTTATTTATTAATGAGTCAATCTTCCCATGTTCATCCTCAAGTTCCTCTAACTGTTTACCGACAGCAGTTGAATAAGTCTCCATGAGAGCCATCATATCTTTTGTATTTTTATTTGCCATAGCTTAATTACTTATGTATGCCCGACCGAAATTCTAAAGAATATTATCTAGGTAATCAAAGTCTACCTAATCAACATGCTCAGTTTGAATATACACCTGAGATGGTCTCTCAGCTCAAAAAAGCTAAAAAGAATTTGTTGTATTTTGCTGAGAATTTCTTTTCTATTATTAATATAGATAGAGGTAGAGAAGTAATTGCACTTAGAGCCTATCAAAAGAGAGTGCTTAGAAAGATGAGGGATAATAGATTTGTTATAGTTCTCTCTTCCCGACAATCCGGTAAGACTACTATGATGACGATTTACGCTCTGTGGCTCGCATGCTTCCAAACAGATCAGAAAATTGTGTTAGTTGCTAATAAAGAGCAAACAGCAAAGGATATATTTGGTCGAGTACGACTAGCATATGAAGAACTACCCAATTGGTGCAAGCCGGGAGTTATAGAATACGGTAAAGAGTCTATGGCTCTTAATAATGGTAGTAGGATCGGCATCAGCACCACCACCGGTACTGCTGCTCGAGGCATGAGCTGTAATGTACTTATATTAGATGAGCTTGCGTTTATCGAGCCACATATCGTCGAGGAATTCTGGAAATCAGTGTATCCTACCATTTCTAGCTCCAAGAAGAGTAAGATATTTATATGTAGTACTCCTAATGGTACTGAGAATTTATTTTACAAGCTGTATTCTGGTGCAGCAAACGGTACCAATGGATGGATGGCTGATAAAGTGTCGTGGCAGGATGTCCCTGGAAGAGATGAAAAGTGGAAACAACAAAACATTCGACTGTTGGGTAGTGTTGATGCCTTCAATCAAGAATTCGGTTGCGAGTTCATCCAATCCGGAACTAATATGTTGGATGAAAATTTAATAGCCAAGATGAACAGTACCTGTAGAGAACCGGTGCATGTATTAGAGGATGGTGCTTATAAAGTGTGGTCGTTGCCAGAGGCTGGTAAAACGTATGTTGCTGGTGTCGATGTGTCTGAAGGAGTTGGAGCCGCAGCTAGCTGTATACAAATACTAGATATAACCGAGCTAAGCAACATCGAACAAGTTGCTACCTATCATAGCTCTACAATTAGCCCGTATGAATTTACATCTAAACTCAATTCAATTTTAAAGCACTGGGGTCAACCAATAGCATTGATCGAAAGAAACAATTGCGGTGCGCAGGTTGTTGACATGTTAAAGAACAATTATTATTACCCTAATCTAGTGACTTATACTGGCAATGTGAAGACTAAATCCAGAATTGGAGTACTAGCTCATACTAATACTAAATACCGCGGCGTGATGAACATGAGATATTGGGTTAATGAAACTAAGAATGTATCTATAAGAGACAAAGAACTAGTACAAGAACTCAAGACTTTCGTCCGACATGCCAACGGTACATGGGGACATATAAAATCTGACGGTGTCTATGATGATCGTGTGATGAGTATACTCTGGGCACTGTTTATATTGAGTGAAGATTTAGTGTCTTCATATTTTGATGTTCAGTTGGGTAAAAATAATAAACCTATAGCCATCACCCAGTCTTCCTTCTCCACAGGTGAGTTTATAGATATGGGAATAGACGATACAAATGACATGGATATTGTTCCGGCTATGTTCGGTGACCTAAGTATAGATGGAATGGAAAAAAATAAAAACATATCTACTGGGATACAGGGCTATATAGATCAAGGATGGAAATTTCATGGCTGAGCCAACCAAGACACACGCGATGACTGGTTACGATCCGATGGATCAATCAGTACTGAATAAATCTAGAGCTGATAAATTCATCATGGTAATGACATTACCAAAAGCCATGAGAGAGATAAACATCTCTTCCCAGCGCGCGAATGACTCGATCATGCAACACTCGCTACAGTTCAGCGTGTATGGTATAGTCGCGCCTGCAATTGTTGTAGACCCTGTAGAGATACCCTTCAGCGGTCAATCCTTCAATTTCACATCATTTAAAAGACCTGACTACAGTAACATCCGTGTAGACTTTAAACTAGACAACGAATATAACAACTATTGGGTGATATATAAATGGTTAAATTTATGTAACAATTATAAAGAAGGATTCTTTTACGCTGAACGACCAGCATTACGTCATGGTCCCGGACTGGAGCCTTACAGCGAGTATGCGACAGATATAACAGTATATGGTCTAGATGAGTATAACGAGAAAAAAATTCAATTCACATATGTAGGTGCAGTACCAGTGTCTCTAGGTGAAATTAGCTATAATTACCAATCCTCGGATGAGATCTCTTCCTCTTTAGAATTTGCATTTAGTCAACTACACACAAAGTTATTATGACAAATGTCAAAAATCTATCCGCAAATACATAAATAATTTCATATTAACAATTTTTTATCATGGCAAGAACAATACAATCACCAGGCGTAGAGATTAAAGAAGTTGACCTTTCACTGAGACCGGATGTTCCAATCGGTACCACAGTATTAGTACCCGGGTTTTCCCAAAACGGTCCAACCGACGAGCTCATCCAAGTTACCAGCGCGAGCGACTTCGAACAAGTCTACGGAAAACCGACCACACCAGTTGAAAGGTATTTTTACCACACGGTCCGTTCATCATTAAACAGTCCAGCAAATGTGTTTTGCTCACGACTAGCTTACGGAGAAGGAGCCGGTGGGGATCTTGCTGACAAGTATTCAGCTCTAGTCTACCCAGTGTTTCCTCGACCCTCGACGAAATCATTGGAGAATCTTCCAATGTCGAACCCGTTGAAACAAGCACTAGTAAATTATCTTGCAAGTAAAGGCGGAGTCACTAAAGAATTTCACACGCTGACATTCACCACATCAACAGCCTCCGCTGGATCCAAGACAATCAATCAAGGATCAATCACACTCAATGTCGGTAGAGACCCAGCTACTCCAACTGCTACCGTTACTCTTCCATGGAATGCTAGTAGCACAGACATTGCAACCGGGATCATCAACTCAACCCCAGAGATCTCTGCAGTGGATGTAACTGGAGACTTCACAACAAATGTTGGTGGAGTAGCCACAGTAACCATAAGATATGATGTTCCTAACTATCATGACATGTACAATATTACTGCTGATAACGCCAGCACGACATTGAAATATTTTGCCTCCGGTACACAAGAGCAATGGACATTAGGTTCTAGTTCACTCTCCGGTGGATCAATCGCGCTATCTGGTAGTGGTATGACTTCTTTTGAGGTTGCTCACGATGGTACGTTGAGTGATCTAGAGACTGCGCTCAAGACAGCTAATACTACTTGGGATGTGACAGTCACAGGACCAACAGCATCCA